AAACACAGGGCTCATGCCCAGCAGGGTTTTCGATATACACCCTGCCTTCACGGGTAGCTGCAGCGCTATCCCCACTTCGCGCTATACGGATATAGTCACCGTCGATCTTCACCATTTGTACGGGGGTGTCAAGGTACGGCAGGATGTAGAAATCCTGCTTTCCAGGCGCCGGAAGTTTCAGTAATCGAGCGCCATCGAGTCCTAACGCACTGCTTCCGCCGCTGTATTCATCTACGAACCCCATTTCCTTGAGCCGGGTGGCAAGCACCGTGTCCCCGTACACGCGAGTGAATCTGGGGGGTGTTACTCCGATATGGCAGATAGTTCGAGCATTGATTCGCCCATCCCGCTTGGTGTACGCTACAACAGTGTCCGGTCCGCCGTAGGCACGAACCGGGTGAACGCCTCCGGTATTTACTTCCCAGTACCGCATTTGATCTGCTCTACCGTCCATGCAGCTTTGCGGGCCGTTGAGGTATACTTCTTCGATTTCATCTTCGGTAGAGGCCCAAAATACCGTACCTTCTTCGCACTTCTCGCGGTGTCGATCTGCCCACTTCTTGATTGTTTCGTTGTCGAGGTGTTCGGCGTAGTATTTTTGCAGATACTTTCCCACCTTCATGCGGATTTGTACGTCTTGCCGACCTTTTTCAGGGTTCGGTGTATATGCGATCATACTGTTATCGTCGTCGCTCACATGGACGAAATGGAGTGGGTCTACCCAAGGTTCGGCGGCAAATACTACAGGTGTGTAAGTGTGTATGAGTGTTTTTAGTTTGGCATTGTCTGAACTACGAATGAGTTCACGCCAAATCCAGAAGTTTTCTTCATTAGGCCCAGCGTTGCCTGCGAGTTCATAGTATTTAATTGTTTTCTCATATGCGGGTCGGAAACCGCAGGTTGTAGGAAATGTCCAGAAGCTGTCCAGCCATTCGGTGTATTGTTCAAGGTTCGTTACTTTGTTTTTGCTCATTTTAATCAAGCTCCTAACTAAATAATGGATCGGATGCGCTAGGGATGAGTGGGTATCGTTCGAAGAAGTTTACTTTTAGGGGGAGTTGCGCCCCTATCTTATATCCTAAGCTACGGGCTCCATAGGATAGCTCGATGAGTTCGAATACGTAGATTGTACTCGAATGTTCGTAAGGGCGAATAGCTCGGGCAATCTGCCCTACCCAATAAGAGAAAAACGGGTTTGTAAATACGTACAGCTCGCCAGGGACTATATTCCCTACTGTCAGTTTAGACATACTGACTCCTAAATAAAAAGGCGGGGTGCTCATAACACCCCGCCAAGGCCCGTGGTGAATTAGGACAGGAGTGTGAGACTGTGATTGTCCAGATCATCCGCCGTCAACGATACGAGCCTGTTCGTGTCACTACGACGTACAAATACGGCCTTTTCGTCGCCCGTGGCTCCGCTGTCAATGTGTTCCACTACTCCGTCGAATTCGTACCTAGCACCACGCCAATGGACGCGGTCGCCGGCTTCCGCTCCGCAGAAGTCGCAGCTGGTAATGCGTGCGGATGGCTCGGACTGTTCCGGCGTGAAATCGACTGGTTCGTTGACCAGTGCTGGCGCGGATTTTTCCGGTGCGGCTTGCCCCATGCCTGCCAGCAAGGCGAAGAAGTCTACGGTGGGGTTCTCGACGATGACTGTTACTTTCATGGTGTTCTCCTTGAGTTAAGTTGTGAGTCAATACTACATGGGGCGCCTCGCGGCGTTAGTTCATGCGATGCAAACTACCTTCAGTCTGCCGTTAGACAGGCCCAGGAAGTCTACCGCAAGAATGAGGGCGTCGATAGAATGCGACGCGAAAACGGTTAACTGTTCGGTTTTGTTAGACACAATATAGGTGTGCATGGCGCTACCCCTGGTTGGTTTTGTTAGGCGCGAGGTGATCTACCTCGGCAGGTTTGTTAGCAATTATCCAAATGTTAGCCCCTAATTAGAAAAAGGGGCATTTTTTAAGTGGTTGATTTTTCAGTAATTATCCAATTATCCAATTATCTGAGTGAATGAACGCAAATTTGAAGTAACTTTTTCTACGGTGTGTTAGCCGCTACCACAAGAAAAATTCAGCGCGACGCGGGGTTATATACATATTCCTATAGATATATGTATAAATAGGGGCTAACAACCTTATTCCCCCTAGTGTTTACGGGGCTTCCAGCCTGTTAGCTCATTTTCTAATGATTTGGATAATTGCGAACTAATTGCTTTCACTGGATAATTACCCTGTAGATGTTAGCTCGCTTCGCTCGCAAGTGCTTGATTTTGCTTGTGAGTAGCTAACAGAGTGAGCTAACATTTATAGGTTGTTAGTTACCTGGGGCTGTAATGCGCCGCCCCAGGTAAGCGCCCGGCCCTCGCGCCGGATTGGCCTTTATGCAACTGCTAACGACGTAGGCGCGCCGCCTTGCTTATCCGCTACAAGGTGCGTTATTTGTGCATGGGTAGATTATCTCCTGTTTTGGGATTGTTATCCTTGCCTGGCGCGGTAGTATGCATCCTGGTCGGCGAGGTGCTGGACTTCGCCTGGCACAGGATAGCCGGTGGGATACCAAAGATTACACCTTTGGCCGTCTATGCTGCTTTCATACGTGGCATTGATCTTCCCTTCTGCTTCGTAGCGTGCCGCTATGAGAATCCATGTTTCCATTTCCTTCTCCAAAAACAAAAGGGACTATGACGATCCATAGTCCCTAGAATCAATTAAAACAGGGCAAGAACGCATCGGCGCGCCCTGCCCCTTGTCGCCCCATCAAGCAACCAGCTTGAGGGGCTGAAACGCGCTAATACGCATTTCCATCAGGTACTGAGACAAGGCTATGGCTTCCTCTTCGCTTACCTCAATCAATTCCCCCTTCACGACAAGTCCATGCATTACGGGATTGGCCGTGATGTATTCCCCTTCGATGGCCTCGGGTTCGGATTCCACGACAGGCGCGGATTCCACGACAGGCGCGGATTCCACGACAGGCGCGGCGATTTTAGCTTTCCGCGCTTCCCGTTGTTCCTTCTGGATTCGCCTAGTCTCGGCTTGTGCCGCGAATACCGCCGCCGTCATGGCTTGCGCCATGTTTTCGGCGCGGCGCTCATCCATTGTTGTGTCGCGCTTACCTGTATTCAGCGGCAGTTTTTTGATCTTCTCCCCAAGCCAAGCAGGCGCGGCCTCTACCAATTGCGCTTTAAGATTTACCTTTGCGCCGTCTACTACACGGCCATTCTTGTGATACTGGAGCACCACGTATGCTACCGCTTCTTGCACTGCATCCTGCAGTGCGGCATCAGATTTTTTGATAGCGGCCAGCAATTGGTTAAACGTTTTCATGATTTTTCTCCTTCATTGAATAAATTAACTAAACAAAACCCCGGATTCATATCACGCCACTTGGGTGGCCTGATATATGACCCTTGGGATCAGCCGGTTAAGGCAAAACCGGGCGGACCATACCTTCCCATCCTGGCTTTGTAACTTTGCCATTATGAGTTCAGGCGATTCAAACCATGCCGCAAGTATGGTGTACTGCTTTATTTCCTCTTCCAATTCCTTGTCCCGCCTGTACATATCATATGTATGCATCACTTTTTCTCCTAAGTAACTAAATAGCCAGTTATTCACGGCCAGCTGGTAATACCGTTTAACGCGCCTTATGTAAAGCGCGTTAAAAATTCTGGTCAATTCCAGTCAGAGTCATTTGTTTACCGGCGGCGACAACCGCACATAACCCCATGCAACAAATATGCCAGACAATACGACGGCATGTTTAGATAACATGAGTTAATCCTTGTACCCTCAGCTTTCGCCCTGATTGTTCCGTACACCATGCAATTTGCATGTAATACGCCGGCATTGGTCTATCCGGTGGAACCTTTACAGCGTCCAGCCTATTTACGCGCTCCCGGTGTGCCGGGCGATGCTGGAGACTTGCGCGGTCAAGTTTCTTGATGGCCGGAATCTTTACCGGCCAAACTTTAACAGGTACTTGACTACCTGCAAAATTGCGCGCCTTGCTGCCTTTCCCGTTTCGTTGACCGCTACCGCACCAGCTGGTTGATACCGCCTATGATGACTCAAGCGGATAACACCTGGGCGCGGTTTGCTTCTGCCATGCGTGAGCATGGTCTTATGTGAACCACGGGGGACAATCTCATTGACGCGCCATATTTTGAAAGAACGGGTACTACGTCAACGGCGCGCCGTCAACCAGCTGCGCCAGGCTAAGGTTCTTTACGGGTCAAAAGGCGTCAACCCCAGGGTATGGGACCAACCCCGCCCCAGGGGGGAGGGCCGATTTTACCTACCTCACTCACAGCATCCCCCAAATTTCCACTCCTGTAAGCCAGTATACACCCATCAAAATCCCCTCCTCCAGAAGAACCACATACACTCCCCAAAAATTTCCCCCACAAAAACCCCACACCTGTAACCCTCAATACATTACCCACTTGACACAAACCTCCCCGCCTGATAGCGTTATCCAATGACTACCCAATTACCAGCCATAGCCGATATACCCGCACTGTTCATTTTTGACGCAGCCGTAGGGGTATACACGCTCGACGAACTGTGCGCGAAGTACGAATACCCGCCTGAATACGCCGCGTACCTGGAGAAAGAACCTGCGTTCCAGAAGGCGGTGCGCGAGCAGGAAGCGGAACTGGACAAAACAGGGGTATCGTTCAAAATACGCAGTGGTCTGGTAGCTGAAGAGGCCATGATGATTATCCGGGACAGGATAAAACGCGGTGATACCCCGACGCCGGTCGTGCTGGATGCGTTCAAGACGATGGCAAAGTTCGCGGGGCGTGAACCCGCCCCTGCAGGACAGCAGGCGGCGCCCGGTAGCGGGTTCAGTATCACGATCAATATCCCCCAGATGGGCAGTACGCCTGCGTCAACCATGACATTGGATTCGGTTTCTACCCGCGTAGCAGACACCGCCGAGGTAGAAGTTGACCCTGAGTACGAATACTACTGATGAGCGGACTGGAATATAACCCGACGCCATCGGTAGTTCCTTATTTCCTGAGCGACAAGTTCGTCAATCTCATCGTGGGCCCTGTCGGTAGCTCCAAGACGACGGCCTCTTTGATGAAACTGGTGTATGAAGCACAACGCATAGCTCCGTGCCGTGATGGGATACGCAGATCGAGAGCGGCTATTATTCGCAACACCTCGCAGATGCTGGACGATAGTACGATCCCAGACTTTATGAAGTTGCTCGGTGAAGCTGGTGAGTATATGAAAACCGGCAAGCGTATCGTACTCAAGTTTAACGATGTGGAGCTAGAGGTTTTATTCCGGGGGCTTGACGATCCGGCGGCGGCGAGACGGCTCCTGAGTACGCAGTTGTCATTCGGTGTCATCGACGAGTTCAGGGAGATTCACCCTGATATTTTCAATGCACTGACGGGTCGCTTGGGTAGATACCCTGACAAGACGATGAACGGCGTCGGATGCTGCGACGACGCGGGGAAGCAGATACACAAGGTGTGGGCCGCGTCGAACCCGCCGGATATGGATTCGTGGTGGGAGAAATATCTTAGCAATCCTCCGGAGAACGCAGCAGTGTTTTTCCAGCCCAGCGGGTTGTCGGACGAAGCAGACTGGAAAAAGTTTTTGCCCGATGGGTATTATGAAAACCTGATGCTTGGCAAGAGCGAGGATTGGATCGAGACCAACGTGCACGGGCGTTTCGGTACGTCTCTATCGGGTTTGCCCGTGTTTCGCTCGTTCGACCAAGACTACCACGTAGCCAAGACACCCTTGAAGCCGATTATAAGCACGAACCACCCGTTGATTATCGGGGTGGACTTCGGGTTGACCCCGGCGTGTACCATCAATCAGCAAGATGCACGGGGGCGGTTTCTCACGTATCGTTCGCTGGTGTCCGAGGGCATGGGTATTTTGAGGTTCTGCCGTGAAAAATTGAAACCCATGCTAAATAATGAGTTTCCTGGTCACCCTGTGATTGTAATCGGGGACCCTGCGGGAGTACAGCGCGCGCAGACCGACGAGCGCAGCGCGTTTGATATCCTCAAGAGCGAGGGATTTACCGCGATAGCAGCCAAGACGAACTCCGTTACTGCGCGAATCGCTGCGGTGGAGAATCTTCTGTCACGCCAGATAGACGGAGAAGCTGCTTGGTTGATCGACCCAAGGGCCACTGAGCTCATACGTGCGTTGCGCGGGGGGTATAGATACCGCGCCAAGACTAATGGGGAGATGGAGGATAAGCCGGATAAAAACCAGCACAGCCATATCGCCGACGCATGTCAGTACAGCATATTGCATATAGACTCCGTGTTCGGCGCAACCTTGAAAGCGTCAGCTCGGCGCGAGGTAAAGCGAGCAGTCGCATTTGGATGGACTTGATTTATGCTATGATGTGCGGTATAAGGTGCGAAAATAACAGGGGCCGCCCGTGTCAACTGATTTCACTATAAAGCAGGGTACTACCTTCAGCCGCGTGCTGCGGTGGGAATCTCCCACGGTAGTGTATAAGCCGATTACAGCGATAGCCAACTCAGCTCCGGTTAGCATCACATCTGCGGCGCATGGTATCCCTGATGGGTGGCGCGTGAATATTCAGTCCGTACAAGGGATGAAGCAGCTTAATGCGCTCAATACTCCCCCCAAAACATCGGATTATCATAAAGCCACGGTCGTCGATCAAAACACCATTACGCTGAACGACGTGAACTCGCTAGGTTATGGACCATATACCTCCGGCGGGGTAGTAGCATACAATCAGCCCATCGACCTCGCGGGCTACACAGCTCGCATGCAGATCAAGGGCAAGATCGTTGATACGGTAAGCATACTTAGTCTCACCTCAAGCCCTGCTGCGGGTATCGTGCTGGATAATACCGATAAAACCATCACCATTACGATATCCGCTGACCAGACAGCGCTTCTAACGTTCAAAACAGCCGTATATTCCCTGGAAATGGTGTCCCTCGATGGTGTTGTAACCGAAATCATGGGCGGAAAAATTACGCTGGAGCCGGAAGTTACGCGGTGAGCTGGATATTATGCTGCAAGGATTCATCCGGTTTGCCGCTCAGCACGACTTGAATACGCAGCCAGCTGGCTGTGTGTGCTGCACCTACCAGGACAAGCATACCGAGCTGGCGTGGATGATGTGGCAATGGATATGGAGCTATCAGTGTGGCTTACAACAAAGGATTTGAATAATGCCCATATTTTCTGTCACAGATAAAGTATCCGGGAAAGAGGAATATCGCTTTGAGGCTCAAGCCCTTACTGAGTTGGACTTGTTCCCATTCTCATCTTTTGATTACACCGAAGTTACCAACGCACCAGTAGCGCAAATGCCCCAGCCAGTATACGGTGGGAGGCGCATATTATCGAAACTGGAGTTCAGACGGCTATTCCCAGACACGACGCGGCCTTATGTGGACGAATTCAATGCTACGTTTGAGTCGAGCACACTACTGACGGCGGATCAGAAGCGCGATGTAAGATCGGGGCTAGAAGACTTCAAAGCGGCGTCAGAAATTAACCTGGATGATGCGTCCATTTCTCAGATTCTGTCGTTGTATGTGGCTCTTGGCCTCATAACCAAGACAGAAATGGAGACAATTCTAAATGGCTAACAAGTATCTCGACCATTATCTGTATGCCATCAATGCATCCTTTACTGGCTCTGTTTCTAGCACCACCTTAACTGTATCTGCGGTGACATCTGGAGTTATCGGTATTGGTTCGGTTTTAACTGGTGTTGGCGTGCCTGCTGGTACTTTTATCACGGCGCTTGGTACTGGGCTGGGAGGAACTGGAACCTATACGCTCAATAAGTCGTTTACCTTATCGAGCACAGCACTAACAAGCACGAACGGTAATCCGAGTATAGCGATGCCTGCTTGGGGCGTTGCTCAAGATGGTGACGGCCTTGCTACAGGGCAAGCAACCCCTGCACTGGCTTCGTTGACAATAAATGCTGTAGCAGCCGCCGGAAATACCATAACCATTGCAGGGGTAACACTCACTGCCGTTGCTTCCGGCGCTACGTCTACGCAGTTTAACGTAGGCTCAGACGTTAATACCCAGGCGACGAATGTTGCGACCGCGCTCAATGCTGCAACTGGTGCGGTTGGAGCGAATGTCTCAGCAACGCTCACGCAGTTACGCAACATTATATTTGCATCTGCAAGCGGATCAGTCGTTAACATCATGACCCGCCAGGGTAGCATCAACTCAAATTATGCAAACAACAGTTATATGGCGATTTCTTCGTCAGGATGGAGCACTGCGCCTACTGTAGTACAGTTTGCGGGTGGGGCATCCGGTGCGTGGGGATGGTTGTTTAATACTTATGTCATGTGGCCTAGCGCCATTGCTGTTGCAAATTACGGGTTATTTGGAGCGACGCAACCGTTTCTTGGGGCGGTGTCTCCCGGAGACAACGTTTATGTGCGCTCTAATAAGATTCTGTATTGCTACAACGTGGGTTACTCTTTGAGTCCTCCGACAACTTTTAGTACGGCAGCGCTCCCGACAAACATCATTTTTGATGATGGGACTAATGTCCCAACTTGGAATGCTGACGCACCAGATCCAGCGTTTAGGGTTAATTGGGCTTCCGATGCTGGCCTAACCCACTCGCTTTCCCTGGTTAACCACAAAGCCACAAGAATTATTGGGAAAGTAAATTCAACAGGGCTACCTAATTTACAATTTCATAACACAAACTCCGCTATAACAAATAATACATATTTTGTCTGGACTTTTTCAAATAATTGTTACGCGAAAGGGATAGGTTTCTACAACGATTATCAGAGCAACACTGGCATTTGCGCACAATTAACCGTCAGCGGCACAGCCGATCTCGGCGCAGGTGCTATGTATGAAGACATTTTTATGTCATTCAGCAATACGTCTAATCCCATATACGACTTGGGGTCTTTTAACTGTTCGGGCACGATCCGAAACCTTGTGTTTGACAATTCGGGGGCGACTGCACCGCATACAGGACTGATAAGTTGTTCTAGTAATGTAACTAATGATGTATTCATCAATGGGATTAGGGCTATCAACTGCCTTGTAGGCTCTAAATCAGTAAAAAGTCCTAGCGGTATAGGTAGTGGTAACATTTTGATTATCAATGCTGATCTTGGCAATGCTTTTGCGTTTGACCCAATCACATCAACGTATGCAAACAGTAGTAACAACACCCTGTACCGAACTGTATCAATATTTTCTAGCGCTGCAACCAGAGATTTCCAGATAAACACACTACGCGGCAAGAGCGATTGGATTTCTGGGTTAGGATTCCCGACATTGAGCGCTACGCTGCTTGACGGGGTGACCCCTTGGAGCATTAAATTCCTCGCCAGCACAATTCCAGGCCAAACATCAACAGGTAGACCACACTCTAGCCCACGCATATCAAAAATCAACTCGCTCGCTGATGGGGCAAGAACAATTACCCTGGAATACCTGCTAAACGACACACTATCTGGGATTGACACCAGCAATCTTTGGGCAGAACTAACTTACACTGATACCAGTGGACGGGCCGTGTACTTAACGACTCGCCAGATTTTTCCTGCCGCAGCATTAACACCATCTACGAACACTGGATGGTCTACGTGGAATGGAACCAAAGCAACATTTATTTCTGGCGGGACGATCACCTTTGACAGGTATAAGTTCGTATTCAGCACTCCAGCGGGACAGGATATGGCTTCTGGCTGCGAGATCATCGCTCAGGTGCATATTGGGACATCAGTAGCCAATGTGCAGCAAGTGCTGTTTATCGACCCTGACACGAGCATTGCATAATGGCTAACACTGTATTCGCCCCGATGAACTTTAGCTATGCGAACGCGCTATCAGTTCCCAGCACCAGGGGGCCATTTACTGTTGGCGGAGGGGTGGCTGTCTCAAAAGGGCGTCTTCCCACAGACTCTATTGGCAACTTTGCATTGACGCTAACCAATCTGGTAGTGGGTTCCGCAATATCCGTTGAGGCTTACGGCACGGGACAGCAACTATTCTTCGGGATAGCCGCAAGCACGACGCAGCTCATAAATTTAGGGGTGTATCAATCCGGCGATCAGAAGAATGATCTACGGATTAAAGTGCGACAAGGAACCACGGCTCCCTACTATAAACCCTATGAAACACGCCAGACGGCCATCGTAGGATCGGCCAGCTTGTATATCGACCAACAGCTTGATTAGGAGAAGACACTGTGTCTATAACCGCAACAGATTTTAGTATATCAGCAACGGGAGACTTGCGCAGTGTAGCCGGAACGTCCGTTTATTCGGTGCTTGATCTCCATGCGTGGTTGCAAGACCTCGCTGATAATCCGAATGTAACCGCTGACGATAACGTCTCTATCTTAGGCGCTGTGCCATCGGAACTTGCCGGTAAGCGTAACACGCTCAGGCCGTCAGCGCTGACGCTTCTGAACGGCGTCAACATTGACTCCTTAACGAGCCAGCGCTTTAACTTTGGTTCCATTGAGCAAGGAAGTGGGGCGGAGCTATATACAGGCATCAATACCATCGGCTCTGGTTTGACTGGCCGCAGTCACTATGTTGTCCAGAACGGCGCCAAGTACAATTCTGGCACCAAGTGGTGGCCTGCCGGGCCAATTAGGGCATTGTTTAAAGTCAAGACAGCAGGCGCTCTAATCAACTCGGGAATTGTTACCGTACTGTCCAGAGAGTGGGGTTATGCATTCAGCCACTTCGACGTGGACTGTTCCGCCGGTTCCGAACAGGTGGCGGCATTATCTGTGTCGGCTGACGGCAATATTTCCAGGGCCGTAGGAAATTACACCGGTGGCGCAAATACTGTCACCTCTACAACACCATCGGGCGTTGTTACGCTAACCTTCGGCACGGTTACCAAGACTCTTGGAAACGTTACCAAGCAATATAAAGGCACGATTTCTTGGACTGGAGCACTTCGGCTGACTGAGGTGTATCAGGCTTTGCAATGGGCTTGTCATGAAAACAGCACGGCCACGCTGAATGGTATAGCTGGGTGGCAATACCGGAAACTGGATGCAGCATATAACGATATCCAAGAAGCACCCTTTGGCAAGATATCAGGTGGCAAGTTCTTCGTTGCTCAAGGATGGTGGATAGACTTAAACAGCCTGCACAGCGCGGATTTACAGGCGTACCAACTGATAAGCGATGATGGCATTCCAGTAGTTCCGCCAAACGTTATCGCCGTGTCCGCCGGTAATTTGATGGCTACTGACTATATCCTCATAGGTAAAGACAATGGCTCCGGCGGGTTCAACACATCCACCGGTATCACAGGAACAGGAAGCGCAGCAAGCACCACGCTAACGCTATCCAGCGCGCCTTCGGGTGATGTTGCTACTGGAGCAGGGTATATCCGTATTGCAAATAACCCGCACACCTATACCGGAATCTCAGGTACAGCCGTGTCTGGGTTGTCACCAGCGATCCCGACTGGTGGATACTCTGCGGCAGCGGTATGGTTTCCGTATATTGACAAGCAGACCTCGCAAACATCGGAATCGAGCGGGACATTTAACTATGTGTCCGACTTTACGGCGCGCGTTCGTGTCCGTAATGGCGGGGCATCGCCCATTGTGCCATTTGAAACCACGTTCCCAGTAACAGTTACCGGCGGCTCGGTTAATGCTATCCGCAACGCTGACGTTTAAGGCATAAAATGTCTCTCACGGTAGACTTTGCGAGCCGGATAGTGCATTCGGACGCCTCCATTACAGATATGGTGGCGTTTCACCTCGCGCTGCGCGATATTGAGGTCGGGGCGAATGCAATAATCTACCCCGCCATCCATACGTATAAAGAAGTCAGCCTGGGTGGCGGGGCGGTATTTCCAGCCATTGCTTTTGTTAATGGTTGGACGCTTCAGTTTCCGGCTGGAAATTGGGTTATACGCGGCGGCAACTTGGACTGCACAATCAATCCTGTATCTGGCGCGTACATTGAACACACACAATCTGCTGCATACGCAGTTACCAGTATCGGTGCTGGTGGAGCAACACCTGTGGACATTGCCACAGCGGTGTGGGGCAATCAAGTGGAAGGAACTTACACGGCGGAGCAGATCATGCGTTTGATGTCAGCAGTGCTTGCTGGAAAAGTCTCTGGTGCGGGTACAGGAACCGAGGTATTTAGAGCCGTGAATGATTCGACGGATCGTGTTACTATATCAGTTACACCCGAAGGAAACCGAACTAAAGTTATCGCCAATGTTATCTAGTTTTGCAGCCAGTACCTTTGCAGCATGGACGTTCCGGTTGATATGGGGCACTGTAGGCGCTATTCCTGCGGGGTGGGTGCGCCAACCGCGTGAGTTGTTTATTACTTACAGGCGAGAGGATTTACATGTTACGCTGCAGCCAACTACGGTAATAGTGTTGTTATGAGCGAAACGCTGGTTATTGATACCATTGTAGCCGAAGGCGTGTTCTCGGTAGAAACACAAATGCTTTCCGTTGTGTCGCCCGAGCAGGTAGTTGTCGCACTTACGGAGCGTCCCGATACAGTAGCGGTTGAATTTGATGCAAGCGCTGTGTCGTTGTTAGAAGATAGTCAGATATATATTATTGCTGACGGTGCGCAAGGCCCTGTAGGCCCACCCGGACCCACTGGAGGCTACGCGCTGCAATACCCAGCCGGCGAAGCGCTCGGCGGACACCGCATGGTGGTGCTGGATGACACTGGAAAAGCCATCTATGCCGATAGCACGATCCTGACTCACGCTAACAAGGTGCTGGGTATAACCACTGGGGCGGCGTCAGTGGGGGCAACGGCAACGATCCAGACTGGCGGAGAAATGACCGAGCCGTCGTGGTCGTGGGTGCTCGGTACGCCAATCTGGCTATCATTGGCAGGGATGCTGACGCAGGTTGCGCCCGTAACCGGATTCAGCTTGATCGTCGCTTTCCCGGTCAGTGCTACGAAGGCGATCATCAGTTTACGTGAACCGATATTTTTGAACTAGGGGAAACATCATGGCTGGAAACAAATATATCCAAAACAGTGCAGGCGTGTTGACTGAAGCTGTAGCGATTCAAACATCTGGAGGTGCAACAGACGCTGGAAAAATCCCAGCGCTTGACACGTCGGGTAGATTAGATAGCAGCATGATGCCGGTGGGTTTGGGTGCAGAAGCCGATGTCATTCCAGCATCCGAGAACCTGGCAGCGGGCAATCTGGTGAACATTTGGTCGAACTCGGGTGCCGCAAACGCCAGAAAAGCCGATGCTACAACCGCAGGAAAAGAGGCCGTGGGTTTTGTGCTGGCCGCCGTTACCGCACCTGCAAACGCTACAGTGTACCGCACATCGCAGTCCAACACGCAGATGTCGGGACTTACTCCGGGGGCAAAGTATTTCTTGTCAACGACTGCGGGTGGAATTACTGCAACCGCGCCCTCTGGCTCTGGCAACGTAGTGCAGAGTATCGGGACGGCGATCAATGCGACTACGTTATCGTTCAACCCCGGAGCCGTGGTCGTTCTGGCCTAAATCATGGCGACAAAAAAACCACTGGGTAACTATGCAGGAACGGTGCAAGAAATGCCCGCAGGAGATGTCATCGCTGTTGCCAACGGCGGTACAGGCTTGTCATCTTCTGGTGCATCTGGAAACGTGCTAACTAGTGATGGCACAAATTGGGTAAGCAGTACGCCTGCGGGGGGCGGTGGGGTGACTGAAGCTCAGGTCATCGCATTGGTGATAGGATTAAGTTGACATGGCTACAGCCTTCAAAAATGCACGGTTACTGGTTACAACAGCGTATTCCACGGCTTATATTTGTCCAGCGGCTACTACGGCCATTATACTGAGCATCAATGCTGCAACGGTCGCAGCATCATCTGGGACGACCCTGTCCGCGCAATGGTTGGATAGCAGTAACACCAACGCAGTAACCAGATTTATATTAAATGCTCCCATGTACGTTGGGGTGGCAGAAGAACTTATAGTAAATAAACTGGTGCTGGAAGCAGGAGATGCATTGCAATTCGTTGCCTCCGCGGTATCGTCTTCAGAAGTTACTATTTCCATTATGGAGCTTTCGTAATGACGGTTAATGTGTATAGATCGACAGACGCCGGGGCGCCTGTTGCAAGTGGTACGGTGGGGTCCCTGATTGCTTTGCTCGATGCTTGTCTCGTAAACGGATACGGGACTAAGGCTGGAGCTGGGTGGACTAAGGAGTTTTCCGGTACTAACCTAGCTGCATATAAAAACGCTTCTAACATGTCGCAAGCGTACTACCGGGTAGACCATACCACCGCCACCAGTCCAAAGGTGGTCGGGTATGAAGCCATGACAGATATAAACACGGGGACAGGCCCGTTCCCCACTTCGGCCCAAGTATCTGGGGGGATGGTCATGCAAACATCAACCTCTGCGGATTCTACTCCTAGATGGTGGACTATCGTAGCATCTCAGAACATTGCTTACATCCTTATCAATCCTACAAGCAATCTCGTCGCTGATAACAATGTTGGCATATACTGTTTTGGAGCATTTAACTCTTATTTGGTAAATGATGCGTACAATAACTTTATAAGTGGAACAGGGGGGAATTATAGTAGTTCTGCTATGGATAACGCTATATCCACCATTTCGTATACCAATAATAGCTCGTATTGTCCCAGGTCATATACACAGATAGGCAGCAGCATTGATGTAGGGAAGCATGGAGACACAGCTAGAGCAAATGCTACTTCTGCTTTTTGGATGGGAAATGTCGGGGGTACTTACCCTAACCCTGTGGATGGTTCTATGGTTATATCCCCTCTCTACTTACACGAAATAAACGCAGTTCGTGGAATTTTTCCTGGTTTTTGGTTCCCTTGCCATATTAAACCGCTAGTTACAAATGACACATTAACAGGTACGGGTCCTCTCTCAGGTAAGACCTTAGAGGCGTTCACTACGTATCATGGCCAGATTTTACTAGAAACTTCGAATACTTGGTGAGGTTAGTATGGCGGACTACGGGGCTATAGGAAAGACTTATCAACTAGGATATAACAGAGTTCTTGGTGGGGTCGTCACTCTTCCAAATTACAGGGGCGTGAATCTTCGGGTTTATAGTCCATTTGACAATAGTACGGTGCAAGGGATTATAGCCAGATCAGAGCTCACTAGATACATCAAGTTAAAGTATATCGCTGGGTTTAGGGAGCATAAGTAAACATGATTATTAAGCAACGACTTCTTAATTTGCTCGTCGCTGTCGATCAGCTACTATGGGTTACTCTAACGTTTGGAGAGGGTATGCCTGATGAAACTATTAGTGCGGCGTTATACCGCATGGAGCGTGAGGGAAGACCCTCTGGAAAGCTGTTGCGGCCCTTGGTTGACGTGCTGTTTAGCCCGTTTGAGCACGATCACTGTA